ATGCATAAAACTGTTTTGTGCTCAAATCGGAAAGAGCTTTAAGACCGATTTTACAAACAATCTGTTCAAGAGCCATCTTATTTTATACTCCTATTTTTTAAGTTTTTAATCACGTCGTAATATAATAAATGTATTTTTATATTAAATCGCGTTTCTTTTCGCTCTCAAAATGTGCGCTTCTCTATAAGCGTTATACTGTGGACCAAAACCTTTTACTAGATTTGCGATAGAATCAGATGAAATAGGTTTTCCATCGGCCGATTTTTTAATAGTTTCAAGAGAAGTAGAAAATTGTTTAATGAGATCAAAACCCTCTACTTCTGACTCGGATTTAAGTATTGCATCGGTAGAACTTCCAATCTCTTTAAAAAGATTGGATTGTTCTATAGCAGCCGATGCTTTTTTCAAAGTTTCTTTATGCGCGGTTGCCATTTTAGGGCTTACCGCGGAAAGCTCCAAAATAGTTTCTGCGGTCTTTTCAACGTCTTCTGGAAGGAACGCGCACTCTTTTTGCAGAAATAGCATCACATCTTGTCTTTCTGATGCTTTTGTAATATCAGTAAGAGCTTTTCTCAAAGAAATGATTTCTTCCTTTAGTGCATCATGCGATTTTTTTAACTCATCAGCTTCTTCAGTCTTCATAACTAGATTATTTCCTTCCTCTTTCTTTTTATTTTCAGCTTCCTTTTTCTTCTTCTCCTCCGGAGAAACAAAAGGAAAACCAGCTTTTAACATTTCAACATGATCAGCGATTTCCACAATTTCATTCTCAGACAATTTAAGTGTATCATCAGACTTAAGCGTTTCTACCATATTATCTGGTGTGACTGTAGAATCCGCCGATTTAAATAAATTCACCATCTTAAGAATTGCTGCTTTTACTTCTTTTCTCATCGGTTTGTATACCTCATTATTTTTTTCATTATCCTCATTAATAATAGAATCAGAATCCGAATCAGCAGACTTCATCAACGTAAAAGTTCTTTTATTAGCTGCTTTTCTAACAAAAGAAACAAGTTTAACATTTACATCTTTAAGAAAGGCCATACTATATTCCTTCTTATTATTTCTTATAAAACGTTACGCACAATGTTACGCACACGGAAATTCTATATCAAGTTTTTTACCTACGCCCTCAAGGCTATATCCAGTAAATTCTCCATTTTCAATCTCTTTACGTAACTCTTCAGAATTTATTTTCGAAACCAAAATCCAAGACCCTTTATAAATATTTTCTCCCTTAAGTTCAAAATCAACTGGAGCAATATAACTTTCTACAATCTCAACATCTTCTTTTTCAATTTCCTTCAAATGATTCTTATTTGTCCATACACCATTACGTAAAGCGGATGGTAAAAAATTATGCGCCATTTTTTGTATTTCTTCACACGTTGACCAATCACCGTGTGCGTCTTTTTTTAAAGGTTCGTACACTATTCCATAAACTAAACCTTCTTTTAACGTGTTCTTTTTTATTTCGATAAATTTTTCAATCTTCTTGTTATCGGATGATTCTGTATCTTCCATATTAATTTTATCCTCTGATAACATAAATTTTTACACCGCAACAAAAAGTAAACTTACCTTCGACTTTTTTGAATAAATACTTGATATTGATTGCTTGAAGATACAACCGCACCGGAATATAAATTTTGTAACTGTACCATTAAATTAATTCCAGTTTGCATTTCTGCTGCTGTAATACCAATCGTTCCCGCTTCTTCATCAGTCATCGCTTGAGCACCACCACCGATGTATGTTCGAAGTATCCATATATTTTCTAATTTATGTGATAATGCAACCAAATTAGCGAATGCGCTTGCAAAATCTTCCGTGTCTGTTAAAAATTGTTGCTTTTTGGCGTCCATATTCTTATCCCACCACTAAAAAGATTAATAAAACATTAACAACAAAACATTATAAAATATCAATAAAGTTTTAATAATATGGTAACACTCTAATAGTACCATTTATGTTAATTTTTACACAACCGGCAGCACCAACAGGACAATTTCCAGCACCGGCAGCAGATAAAACTTTATGATTTGCTTCAGAGTCATTAAATCTGAATAAGACTGCATCTGTAACAGCCGCGGAATTTGTTAAAACAGGATTATCCACTTCTATATAATTATGACGTGTTACAGTAAATCCTTGATCATACGCTGGCGATAACGTCATAGCTGCTGTATAACCATCAGTAATTCCAGCACTCAATGTAGTTGACTCAACAACATGCATTTTCGTAGTTGGTGCTGTAGTACCAAGACCTACATTTCCCACTAAAATATAACTATTACCATAAGTACTTAATGACACTTTTGGTGCAGTTGTATCATATAATTGTAAATATGATCCACTACTATCAACGTATACTGATTTTAAAAGATAGTGTCCACTATCTTCCGTCAAGATATCAAATTCACCTGCCGTAGATGTAGCTGTTGGTGATGCCGCAGTAAACACTGTCCGTGCAGTCTCATCTCCGTATGTTCCAGGCTGTATTACAAAAGAAGAATAATGCATTCTTGATGTATTAATTCTACCAGCCAAACTTACACCAACGAAACCTGTACTACTTAATGTTTTTTCTACAGTTAAATCCAAATCCGGATTGGTTGTACCAAAGCCATATTTTCCGTTTGTAGAAAATATTCCACTATTACCTATAGTTTTGACACCAGTAAATACTGGAATATAATTAGACGTTCCGGAACCTCCGAGATAATCAACACCAGCCGTTGAAGATGTAACAACACCAGCAGATGTTGTTTTTAATATTGTACTAGTTAAAGTTGGTATAGTAAGACCTGCAAACACCGGACTCGCTGACGGGTCTAAACTTTGTGCTGATATACCATTTGGGTAATATATTACAGAAATAGATGTGTTTGCGGATGTTCCATACGCAGCAGCACAAGAAAATTTATATTTTGTATATACTCCAAATCCGGCGGCAGCAGTACTCGATACACTAGATGATGGCGCGGTTTCCACCAGTGTCCACGTATTTATCGTACCTGTAGTAACAGTAACAGCTTGTGCAGAACCAAATGTTAAATAATTTATACCATCAATTGTAGTATAAGCTTGTACAGTACAACCAGTATATGTTCCAGCAACAGTATTAAATTTAAATTGAACGTTTTCTTCATGAACTCCGGTTGTTACAGAAGTTGTGCTATACGTTGAAGCTCCTGCTATTGTAATTGTAGGTTTATCCATTACAATCATCGGAGGTGTACGAGTATCCGCATAACTTAAAACAACAGCGTGCGTGAAAACAATAACGAGAAATAGAAAGAAAAATAATTTTTTATACATAATGCTATGTCCTTACTTATTTTATTATATTTTTATTTTACATAATTACATAACATAAAGTTCCGCCCAGGTTTGGAAGTGCTTCGTTGCTAATGTACCAACACTTCCTGCGGTTGCAGACTTTACTTGTATTTTAATATGTGTTAATGGTGTTGCATAAGTTTTTGTTAATGGTGTTCCAACCGTTATATTTATATCCGATTCTAAAGTTATGTCATAAGTAAGACCACCATCGATAGAACCAAGCACGTTAACTAATAAATCATTTAACGTCGCGGTGAAAACAAACGTTTTAGTTCTAAAAAAACTTACGCATAAACTTCCAATATCCACGTATGTATCTGTGGAAGATTGGTCAACAAAATTTCCCCAACCCACTTTTACATTTTCTTTATTTTCTGATTGTTGATAACTTGACATACGTCTTAGGCTTTCTTTATAAACACTATCATTGAATATAGATGCGAAACTTGATCCCACTAAAGGTAAACGTATTATACAAATATCATTTGCAGCATCACTTAAAGATAACGTATCAGTTATAACGTTTGAACGAAGTGGCTGTTTACCTTGTGCCACATCAGTATAAGTTAATGCATCTATAATCGTATCTATAAGGATATTTTGATCACCGTTTACGATATCATCATATGATAATACATCACGTATATCTAATACACAAAAATATTGTTTACCGTTTACCACATCATCTAACGATAAAGCATCAGAAACATCACTTACAGAAATCGGATCTGCCATGATTTTCTCTTAAAAAGTTAATTGGCTACTTAGGTTAATTTTGATTGTGACTCAACATCCTTATCGGAATTGTCGTTTACACTAACATCGGAAACTTGAGCAGGTTTTTTCACTTTATTACTTCCGATGTATTTTCCTTTATCTTCTATCGTGTTTGAAAATAAATCACCGATTTTTGCTTCGTTTCCAGTGTAAAAACCACCAAGTCTAACAAGTGCGGAAACTAATGTTTCATTGTCTGTAGGAAGAACATTCGCTTTTGCTAAAGCATTAATATACGATGCGAGTTCTGTTAGATTGGGTGCGGCAACATTTGACGGAATAAGTTTTGGTAATTTATTTCCTTTTCCTAAACTAGGATTCATTCTAAATAAACGTGGTATTGCGTCTTTATTTATTGTATCAGCCATCCTATTTATATAGGATTGAACTGCGATGTTAAACAAGTCTCCTTGATTCTTCGATAACGCAAACGATCCTACGCGATCCATTCCTAGCATAATAAATTGAGCAAGAAGTGTTATTGCAATTCTTTTATCATATCTATTTAGAATTTTATCTGTGTCGAATTGTCTTCGGCTATTTCCGCTTGATAAAAGCGATAATAACCATCCCGGAGGAAGAAACACACCTTCTTGTTCATCTCTTCTTAAGTTTGATAAAAGCTTACGTGCAAATTCCAATAAAGACTTATTTTTGGGATCAGTTATGTCCCACGTATCAGGGGGTGTTAAAATCGGAATTCCAACAAGATCACGTTCAATTCCTATTGCCTCAATAATCTGTATTGATTTTTTAAAATAATACGATTTATAAGTATTACGTAAAATACTACGTCCTTCAGGGTTGTTGCCTTCTATTTTTGTACGAAATAATAAGGATTTGTCTAATGGTACATAACGAAATATATACTCTGGAGGAGGATTTTGTATCATCCCGCGGATATCGCCGTTATCCTCAAAATCCCAAATGTAAAGAGTGCTTTGCATACGACGAGAAAATTTTCTCCAACCCACTAAACCGTCATTATATTTACTATTGATTCTTTTATCTACATTATCACCTTTACGAAGTTTATAACACTCTTCAAGAAGAGACCAACCATAAATAAGACACGAATTTGCTTCAAGAATGAAATCTGACCATGAATGTTCCATGTCGGATCTACATTCTTCAAGGAACTGCGCGTCTTTTTTGCATTCAACAGAAGAATCATATGGTTCTACAGTCCATGATGTTTGTGCAACGAGTCTTTCGATCGCATTTAATGATGCTCCAATAACATCATCATTATCTGACATCTCTCGATATATACGAACACCAGATAATCCGCGGAGAGAAGTAAGAAATTCCTCATAAACACGACCAGTAAAACGTCGTATACCGGTTTTACCGTATTCTGAAAAATCAGGTAACTCTAAGGATAGTTGCGGTGCAGGTGGTTTTATTGGTAATGGTATTATCGCGGAAGAAGAAAATGCTTGGGATACACTATTATCTGATATGTTTGTTATTTGTGTTAAATCAGATACTTTATTTGGTGCTGTATTTATATCAGACATAGTTTTTATTAAATAATAACGTATTAAATTATACTTTATCTACTTCTACAATAAACTCATCTTGTTGCGCGGATTGATATTGTCCGGTAGAATAGAATTTATAATACCATATTCCGGTATAGGATGAAGTATCAAGGTCTACATAATATTTACCGGTGGCACTTTTAACAAGTTGTACATCTACACCATAAGTATAAGTTACAGTATTCGCTCCAGGACGTTTAAATTTAAAATAAACTACATCCGGATCAACATATGTTAATACACTGTTAATATAAGCTTTAAATTCCGCACTACAATGAACAAGTTGACCTTTTGTGTAGTTCATAATAGGATGTTATACGGTGGCAATGACAGTATTTGATATAGTTAATAGTGTGTTTGGTGTGTTTGTTATACGTAAAATGTCAGAAAAGTTTGTAAATGTAAATATTTTGTTTATTAACTCATCATTTATTGTTAAGGCTGTAGAAACATGTGGTGATATATGTTTAAAGATTATATCACCACATGACAGAACATCAGAAGGATAAATCAATATCGGGAACATGTTTTTAAATTACTTTATCGCTCTTATACCAATATGGAATGCGTCGGATGGAACAAATTCAATACTTTTCGGTGAAAAATCACACTTCTCTAAAAGAAGTTTAAGATAATCTTTCGTGAAACCATTACAACGTAATCTATTCGTATTCCCGCGGAAAAGGCAAGAGACCTCTTTTGTGTTATTTTTTACCGCGTCTATGACGTTTTCTAAATTCTCAACAACAAGTCTTAATTCTCCATTCGACTTTAAAACTCTTTTCCACTCTTTAATAACGTTTTCTACCTTCAAACGATTAAAATACTCTAACGCAGGAGAAAATACTATATCAAACTCTTCATTCGCAAATGGAAGTCTACTCAGATCACACTTATAATCAGAGTTTATTGAATCAGGAGAATCATAATCTACTTTTATTGTATTTCCTTCGGAAGTTTGATAATAACCATTCTCGCATAACATGGAACCGATATCGAGGATCTTTTTTGTTCCTTTTTTTGTAGTCAAATGTTGTATTGGTTTAGAATCTTGTGGTAAACTATATGCTTTTCCTGTATTTAAATCATAATGTAAACACATAATAGAAGTATCAACATATACTTTCCATTTTTTCGTATCAGAAATGCGTTTACAAAACCATAAATCCTCTGTCCACGATTCTAATGCAGGAACACCGAAATCCATCATTTTACTATAATCATATACGGTTTTAAAGAATGGTCTTTTAAGATCTTTTAATGCTTCCACTCTTATAAGCGTACAACCCATTCCTATACCACTACACTCAAAGAAATCTCCAACCTTCCAATCCCAGAATGGACCATTGCCATTTCCCATGAATATTAATGGTTCAGAAGGATCACGTTTAAGACAATATACACCACCACAAACTGCAATATCAGGGTTTTGTTCCATTTTATATATTAATTCTGGTATTGTTTGTGGAGGACACGCAACGTCTTCATCTAAAAAGAAGATGTATTTACAATTATTTTGTAATGCGATGTCCGCGAATTGTTCACGCGCTTCTGCGACATTCATACCTTTTGTTGTCTGTACGATGTTGTTGTAGTTCATTGGCATCGCAAGCGAATGAAAAGCAAACATTATTTCTGGTGGAAGAAATCTACCGCTTAACGGCAAAGCGAACAGAAGATTTGTATAGTGTGGGTAGCCTGCACGGTTCATATACACCTCCATCTTAAACGATATACAATAAGACGAATAGTGTTGCTATTTACACCGTATTTTTCACCTAATGCTTTGTAGGTAAGTTTCCATTTTGAATCTTCCATCTCCTTGCGTATTGCTAAAACCTGTTCAGCAGATAATTTAGTGTTTGGACCGTTTTCACCAAATTGATTAATATGACCATTTTGTATTGCGTGATGTATATTTTCTTGTGGTGAAACCCATACAAGATTTTCTAATCTATTATTTAGTTTATTACCATCCTTATGGTTCACTTGATAGGTATCATTAAAAGGTACACCTAAAAATGTTATAGCAACAAGACGATGTATATCCATAGTAGTAGAACAATATTTAGCGAATGTAAGCTGTAAATGTGCATAACCGGAATTTCCTACAGCAAACTTTAAAATCTTCGGCGCCTTAAAATGTCGTGGTGTTCTAACGCGACCTAAATTAGATACTTGATACTTAGGATATCCCGGAATTTCTTTCCAGATTTCTTCTTCCTTTTGTACCATTACGTTTTCTTCTATATTCATCTAACCCTCCGCAGATAACCATCTGGATTAAATGTAAAGAGAAAACGTTCACACATTTTATCAACCATGAAATTTCTTAGATTATTTTCGTCCTCAAAAAATTCCTCTATCGCTTCGTATGGACCAACAGGAAGATCTTCACGGACTGGATGTCCATGAATATTGGAATCTTCAACAATTAAATATTGCCCTCGCGTAACAAAATTAGAATACAAATTCATCTCATCAAGAACATGTTGTTTCGTATGGTCCGAATCGAGTATAACCATGACTTTTTTACAACTTTGCGCCATTGAGTTAACAAGATGTATGGTTTTTTCATCGATACTCGATCCGATAGCGTAATCTATTCTTTGATGAATAGGAGAAGTAGGATTATGGTTTATGTCGATTGTAAGAACACGACCATGATGAAGTAAATCACAAATTGATGCAAGAAATAATGCTGAACCACCTTTAAAAGTACCACATTCTATGATAAGATCGGGTTTGCATTCATAAAGAATTCCAGCGTAAATTAAAAGGTCGAATGGATTTTTCATCAATTCATGACCGAGAAAGGACACTGAACTTTGTAATGGATACCAAATTTTGTGGAAATCGTCGGTTATATTTCTTACCTTATCCGCGGATAATTCCATTTCTTTAAGAGCGTCTACATTTTTTGCTTCTAAAACACCAATTTGATCTTTACTAAGTACATCATCATCATCATTATTATTACTCGTGGACATTTATTTAAGCTCTCCTTTTTTCGTGTTATATAATGTTAAATTTTATGTGAAATTCAAAATAAAAACATGAGGA